GGATTCTATCTTCGCACCACGCAGTGGGTAAAGGAATTGTCGCTGCCTAGCCCAACCCGGGCGTAGCAGGCTTCACGCCCCCGGCGACACTTGCCGAAGGGGGGTTTGCCTATGAAGATGATTGGGATACCTGCTGAGAATAACTCTGTAAGACATACAATTTCATATATGCCGAGGTCTTAGCATAGGCATGGACGAGATCCAAGACGCCCAAATAGTGGATAGTTTGCACAGAATAGCCGAAATACTTGAGCGTTTGCTCAAGATAAGTGAGATGAGACCGTGAACACGATCACTAGGGTTAGAAAGGCGTTACAATCGCTCCACAGGGAAGAATTAATGCCAGCCCTGGCCCGCGAGGACCGCGACTACGCAATCATCATGAACAGTATGTTTGAATTGTTAGAAAGATTAGAGTTGATTGAATGAAGCCGAAGTGGTATTGCCTTGGCTGCCAGAGATGGATGCGTGGATTACGCTCACGCTGCATGATGCAGTTATCTGACACGCCCAGGGGGAAGTGGAATCAACATTGCATTCAGTGTTGCTGTTTGAATCATCGCCGTCAGCGTCCTTGTGAGGATCCAAGTGGACTGGGATGGGTGAGGGGATGAACTCTGAAACATTTCAGTTCCGAATATCAACGTCAAGTAGGGGCTATCTGTGGTTGAAGAAGAAACAAGACGCTGGGGTGAACGTCAGTCGTGCTCTACGGCTCCTACTCGACACTCACTCTGAACTCTTCGATAAGTTGGATGTCGAGAAGGGTCGTGTTCTCACCCTTCGAAGGCGGATTGAAAAACTCGAGCGCCAGGACAGCCCGGACTTCAGAGCGAACCTCGAAGCAGAGAAGCATATGCTGGCTCGAATCAAAAAGGCAGAACGGGACCGGTCACCCAACGATTCCTGAATATCTCATTCTTGTATTCGAGTATCAAATTTGCGCCTACCCTGGTAATCTCACTTCCACCCAAAGTTAGGATTCCCTGGACGATTCTATTTGCTTGTAGGAAAGATTCGGTCTTTCCCTGATCGAAGGGGATCTCTTGTGGGTTGGTAATATAATCAACGTAGGTGTTCAATCCTTCCTCGCCGCCGATGGCGACAGATGCAACCGCCCCGATCACAACTGCTGCCTCCAGAATTACGAGAGGGGTGGTGCTGGCTGCGGCAATGGTCAAAGCCTCGGGCGCCCAAAGGAGCCCGAGGCCACTAATGCCCATCGCCAACTCGGGAAAATCTTCCCAAGTTATTTTCTCATCATCACGCCAGGCTAATTGATACATCGACCATATCATGGCTATGCTTGTGATCCCCTTTTGGTGGATGCGCCAGGGCACCGCCATCTCAAGGCCCCGTGGCCAATTCGTAGGATCTCTTTTGCCGCATCAAGAAGGCGAGTTCCTTTTCCCCGGCGACGACAATGGCTGTAACATAATCTGCAGGAGGACAGTTCACGGTCTGCCCAGGCTCGGCAGTCGAGGTGATCAATACCCTGGTTAAGTGAACCTTGTCCATCGTGCCTGCCGCCATCGTTCCCCAAAGACCAGAGCCCGTCATAGTGAGGAAGCCGGTGACGGTTGTATTCTGAACATACTGCCTGGATCTACCGTAGACAACTTGTTGCATCGAGGTCGTTGATTCAGGAAAGCCTGGCGGCGAATTAGCAACAGTGAGTAATTCAGCTGTTGTCGGTCGCTCTGAAGTAATCAGGTCAATGATGATGGCATTATCACAAGTACCTCCTATTGAGTAAGCCTCTTGGATGTCGACACCCTGGAAGAACGATGTAAGCATATCTCTATTGTAACCAGAGAGATCGTAATACTTTCGTGATGCAAAGACCGTTGTGATTCCATCGGCTGCGAGTTCATCCCAACCACCACCTGTGGTGATGATAGTGTAAGGAGGTGCTGGATTGAATGTTACTCGCAGAGCGTTGAACATCTGCTCCAGCACACGCGGTCCTTCAAGTGTCACTTCTTCACCGCCTTGTGTGCCTTCTTAGCCAGGGCGGCGAAGGACATGCGGGGATGTTTCTTCTTCAGAGCCTTGTATGCCCTGGCGTATTTCTTATTGTACGCTGATGGTCCGCGCTTCTTTTTGCCAGGGGCTGGAGATTTCTCGTAGGCTCGCCGTGCTGTCTTTCGGGTTTCTCCCTTGGTTGTGCCCTCACCGTGTAGGGATTCTCCGCATCGAGGACAGTAGCGAGGCATTCAAAAGCCTCAGTTGTCACTAGCCGTACTCTGGATCGCTATGGCCATCCAGTCAGAACTCGACAAACGGACCACCCTACAAGTGAGTCTAACGGTGCAAAATATAGCACTTCCGCCTATTGCAGTGTTGTCGTTTCCTGCGACGACGTACAGTGAATCATTGACAACAAGGAACGAGTCTGAGAGGTCACTTTTTCCATACGAATCTGGGTACAAATCTGCTGTGTGGGTGCCGACGTTATTGGCGAAGTCGATGTTGAGCGCACCTGAAGCAATCAAACTCTGGTCATCTGCTCGAATGAACAAAGTTCCAGGGTTAAGATCACTGACCTGCACTGACAAAGCGCCGTTGGCTGCAACAAATCCACTCACGCCCTGGTCAAAGTCTGAACCTCTTTGCCAGATGAAGTCTGCTTGAGAAATCGCCACCGCTTGACCGGTAGGAACATTCACATATGCACCGAGATCAATCGTACCTTGAACCCTGGTGCCGCTGGCTGCAGCAGCATCAAGGGTTACGGTTTCAGTCAGGAAAAAAGTGCCGGTCATTGCTTTTGCCATAGTCATCGCATGCGGTCCCGGCCTAAAAAGGCTGGTCCGCGCACTGAAATTGGATTCTATCTTCGCACCACGCAGTGGGTAAAGGAATTGTCGCTGCCTAGCCCAACCCGGGCGTAGCAGGCTTCACGCCCCCGGCGACACTTGCCGAAGGGGGGTTTGCCTATGAA